GATATTATTACGATCGAGATTTTAATCCCTTTGAGCCCGAGGGCGAACAAACAGATTACGCTGCGTTAGTGGTTAAGAACTTAAAAGCTTCGCTGCAACCGGCGTCAGGTAAAAGAATTTTACCATGGTTTAAAAGAAGAAATTTACGCGATAATCCATTTAATGCGAATGGAGAATTGTGTAAAAAAGAAGATAATTAAATTAACGAGATAATTATAACAGGTTTTAATTATGGCACTTGGCGTATCACTACCAATTAACAGAGACTCTTCCGACGGATTTGCTATGAATTATAGCGTCAAGGAGACGCTGCGTCAAAATTTTATCATGCTGTTATTAACCAATCCTGGAGAAAGAGTGATGGAGCCGGCTTTTGGTGTTGGCATTAAAACATTCTTGTTTACAAATAAGTCCGAGAATTATCGATCGCCAATTATAGCTAAAATAAATCAGCAGGTAAAGAGATATATGCCAGCTATAATCATCGGCGCAATAGACTTTGCCGAACCGGCACAGGATTTAAATTCAATATCGATGAGAATAACCTATTCAATACCAGATATGGCAATAAAAGATTTAATAGAACTTACTATTTAATGTGAGGAAAACAAATGGCAGAAGATCAGAAAAAATTCTTACCCATAGATTATACCAATAGAGAATTCACTGAGATCCGACAAGATCTTTTGGAGATGGCGGAACGCTTTTATCCAGATACCTTTCAAGATTTTAGTGAGGCTTCGTTCGGAGCTATGATGTTGGATGCGGTTGCATATGTAGGAGATCAACTTAATTTTTATTTAGATTATAATATTAATGAATCCTTTCTGGATACCTCCTTTCAATATGGAAATGTTGTGCGCCACGGAAGAGCTTTGGGATATAAAGCCACCGGTCGAGCATCCACTTTCGGAGAAGTAAACTTATATGTACAGATCCCAGCACTTTCTAGTGGTTTAGGCCCAGACGTACGCTATATTCCAATTTTAAAAAGAGGAACTAGATTTACTTCTAAAAATGGGCTATCCTTTATGTTGATAGAGAATACTGATTTTAATGATCCATCAAACCCGGTTATAGTATCCCAGGTTGACAACACTACCGGCGCCCCCACTTACTATGCTATCCGCGCGCAGGGTAAAGTTGTTTCTGGAAAACTTGGATCGCAAACTGTGAAAGTTGGTGCTTTTGAAAGATTTAAGAAGGTGCGCCTAACTAATCGAAATATTGTAGAAATCATTTCAGTATTTGATGCAGAAGGTAATCAATATTATGAAGTTGAGTACCTAGCACAAGACATGGTATATAAAGAATTATCTAATGATAATTTTAAAAACGATAACGTCGCCTCGGTGCTCAAACCAATGTTGGTCTCAAGAAAGTTTGTTTCGGAGCACACCAGAAATGGATATTTTTTACAGTTTGGTTCTGGCGACGCCAATGAGACAGACGTGGTAGCATCACCACAGTCAGTTGCAATTGATGTTTTTGGCAAGGACTACGTGACTAACACATCCTTCGATCCAACAAGACTGTCAAAAAATACTAGTTATGGAATTGTTCCGTCTAACACATCGCTTTTCGTTGTTTATCGAACTACCAACAACACAAACTCAAACGTTGCAGCAAACTCTGTAAATGTTGTATCGGCGCCCTTGTTAGAATTTGAAAACAGATCTGTCCTAACTAATGGTGCGATAAACACATTGATCAGTAGTTTAGAAGTGTCCAATAGTAAACCGATTACAGGCGATGTAACAAACCCATCGACCTCTGAAATTAAAAGAAGAATTTACGACACATTCCCGACTCAGAACCGAGCAGTCACACAAGCTGACTATGAAAATATAGCTTATAGAATGCCAGGAAAATATGGTTCTATTAAAAGGTGTGTGGTACTCAAAGACCAAGATTCTATGAAAAGAAACTTAAACATGTATGTTATTTCTGAAGATAGTTTTCGAAAATTAACGACTACAAATAATACGATTAAAACAAATTTACAAACATGGCTAAATAATTATCGAATGATTAACGACACGATTGATATTTTAGACCCGTACATCATCAACCTAGGAGTTGACTTTACTATTAAGCTGAAGCCCGGTATGAATCGATCAGATATTCAAGCCATCGCAGTCGAGAAAATTCGAAAAGCATTTGCAGAAGGGTTCTTTATCGGAGAGTCGCTGTATGTTAGCAATTTGTACTCGATTTTGAAAGATATAGATGCTGTTTTAGATGTCTCGAGCGTAAAAATAACCAACAAAAGTGGCGGACAGTACTCTGCAACATCATTTGTAATAAATAAAAATCTGTCCCCCGATGGTAGTCAACTCTTATGTCCAGAGAATGCAATTTTTGAAATAAAATATCCAGAAGTGGACATCCGAGGCAAGATTAAATAATGGGATTATTAAGATATACGGCATCAGCAGACAATACCATCGTTAGCGCATACGAGCCAAATTTGACAACTCGCGGTTCAGGCGCCAATTGTGGTGCCTCCGACATATTAGAAGTGTTCTCTATTTATGGCAGGATATCTTCTGCATCGCAAGAACTATCCCGCGCCTTAATTAAATTTCCAACGACGGGGATTACAGCAGATCGTACTGCCGGCACTATACCAGCTAGCGGCAGCGTTAGTTTTTATCTTAAATTGTTTAATGCACAACACTCCGCAACAACCCCAATCGAATATAAATTAAATGTTGCTGCCGTAACTGAAGATTGGGAAGAAGGAATTGGACTTGATCTGGTTGCTTACAAAGATCTGAATAAAGGTCAGATAGGATCCGACTGGATCCAAAGAAAGAAAGGATCAACCTGGGGCATGCCAGGAGGTAGTTACAGAGAAGATTCAGATTACTTATATACAACTCACTTATCCAATGGCTTAGAAAACATAGAAGTTAATATAACTCCCCTAGTTGAGCGATGGTTAGCTGGAACCCAAACAAACTATGGCGTTAATGTAAGATTATCAGCTTCATACGAGGCATCCGCTTCAGAAACCTATGCCGGCATCGATTCTAGTGTTATAACCAACTCTGCCGGCGCAAGAGATTCTTATTACACCAAAAGATTCTTTGCCCGTGGAACTCAGTATTTCTTTAAAAGACCAGCAATTGAAGCTCGTTGGGATTCGTCAATCAAAGACGACAGAGCTAATGTATACTTTAGTAGTTCCCGTGCCCCAGCAAATGATAACTTAAATAAGATTTATTTCTACAATATGATCCGCGGCCGCTTAGTAGATTTACCTGGCATAAGCAACGAATACGGAAATGCTTCTTCGTATATAAAAGTTAGCTTATTCTCAGGCTCATCAGATAACAGTGCGCCATCTGGCTCAGCAATCTTCTTACATAATAAGACCGCCCCTGCGTTGACTGTTACCGGTGGCTGGGTTTCTACTGGTATCTACTCATGCTCTGTCTGTTTTACGGCTTCTGAAGACCTTGACACGTTATACGACGTGTGGTTTAGTGGCTCTAACTCGACTATAAGCGCTACAGGTTCTAGTAAGCAATACTTTACAGGGACCCTAACTCCCGAAAACTTTAACACAGCCGGCGGAGTCACGTCAACAGAGCCAACATATTATATTAACATCACAAACCTCAAGAACGGCTATTCTAACAAAGAAAAAGCTAGATTGAACCTTTATGTCCGAGAGAAAAATTGGAGCCCTACAATCTACAATGTAGCCAACAATGACATAGAATCGGTGGGTATCAGAAGTGCATCCTACGGTGTGCACCGCCTGATCGATGATCAAAGGGTTATCCCATTTGGCACCGGAAGTGATCTTCATACGGTATTATCATACAACGTTTCTGGCAATTATTTTGACTTTGATATGAGCCTTCTTGAAAAAGGTTACTCTTATGCCTTTAAATTTTCGTTTTATGATGATAGACTTAACTCCTGGGTCGAACAAGATAAGACTTTTAAATTTAGGGTCGAAGAGAATTAGAAATGAGTATTAAAAAACTTTTTGATGCATCGAATAAAATAACCCAATACAGTGACTTTGACACTGAAAAAGGTTCGTATGCTTCTGTAGAATCGTCAGATAACGCGCGCAGCTTAATAGAAAACCAAAATAAGTTTGTTCCAAATGTTGACTATTCAAATCCAGAAAAATTTGCATTCTACGGCTCAGCTTATCTTTATTATAAGTCTGCGTTTGATCACGTCTCTGATTTTTATCCTTATGATGGATCATTAGCCGAACAAAACGCTTTCTACAACAAATTACTCCCAGTCGACAAATATATTTTTAATAAAAAATACCCAAGAACGACAGGATATGCGGTAATTTCAGCAAATCCCAATTTAGGCACCGAAGTGGGTTGGGGAACGCAAACTTCAACAACCGATGGATATGGTTTACCAAGCAAGTTGGAATATATAACCTTTAAAGGCGGACCGAATACAGGCTCACAGGGCACCTCTCTAAAAGATCAGGCGCCGGACGAACACTCGTCCAAAATTGATCGAAGTAATATCTACGACGAAAATATTTACGAGACTGCTGGACTACCCACCGACTATGGCAAAGGTACCAGACAGTCTAACTTGCACGCAGATTTTGATACTGGAGTCACAGTTGAGTTTTGGCTAAACACTGGTTCAATCAGCACCTCGCTGACAGAGAAACAAGTTCTCTTTGATTGGTGGAACCAAGAAGCGGCATCTAGTAATAGCTACGGTCGCATTCTAGTAGAATTAACAAGTTCAACAACAGTTAACGGCGCTGCCCAAAGACCCTTTATGGTTACGGTGATGTCTGGTACTACAACAACAAGAAACTTTATTAGTCTTGGAAGCAGTAAATTACATTATGAAATGTCTGACTGGAAGCACTATGCGATCTCCATGGTCAATAGTAGCTCTCTTTTTAAGACAAAATTGTATGTAAACGGTAAGCTCGATGATGAAAGCAGAAGAGCCTATGATCTTACGTCGCCAATTCGTTCTTATAATTCGTCCACTGTGACTTCTTCATACAGTTCTCAAGAAAACCTGCAAGGTTGGTGGAGACTGAATGATCCAAACCCGCTCTTAGGCTCTGCAGACAGCAGCGGTAAGGGGCGCGCCTCTGAGGTACCCGGGTCGTCCAAAGCACCGTCAACATCAAATTTGACTCCACATAAATTTATTGTTGACAGCAGCACTAATTTCGATGGCGTCAATGACGAGATACAACTGACCTCGAATTCGGACACTACTTGGGAGTCACTGATAGGGCAGAATGCAGCTAACCCAGTAATGACTTTCTCCGCTTGGGTTCGAAGAACTGGCGCCGGTTCCCCAAGCGTCATCAATACTATCTTAGCTTTTGGTGGCAATGACCTATTATTTTATACCGGCGCCGCGGAGAGGATTCATTTTTCGGCTAAATGGGCCGGCGCTGAAGTCCTTTGGCGCACTGGTACTAGTGCAATCACCGCAGACGAATGGAGCCACGTTGTGGTAACATATGACGCGAACAGCTCCAGCAATGATCCGAAAATTTATATAAACGGTGTTGAGGTATCGGTGAGTTTGGCTAGTGGTACCAAAACCGGAGCTTATTTTGGGCTTGATGGGGCTTCTTATATTGGAAATGGTAGCGCTGCAAGCAAGGACTTCGTGGGACAGCTAGCTGATATAGCTGTTTGGAATAAAATACTGACTAAAGCTGAAATAAGAGCAATTTACAGTGCTACTGTTATGCCGGCTAAAACGACAGCCCTGATAGCCGATCTAAACAACAAATCTGCCATCGGACGAATTGGAGCTTTGCAAACCGCCCCTGTCGGAACTTTAGCAGCTGCTGGCGCAGGTAAACTATCTGGTTCTATTGACGAATTTAGATTCTGGAAAGTGGAACGAAATGCTGCACAAGTAGCAGAAAATTACTTCGACAGAGTTGGCGGAGGTTCTAATACAGACATCTCAAACACTACATTGGGTGTCTATTTTAAGTTTAACGAAGGTATTACTGGCGTCACTACAACCGACAACATAGTATCAGATTATTCCGGCCGAATTTCTAATGGTGCTTGGACAGGATACTCGGCAACCTCAAGGAACACCGGTTCGGCTATTTTATCAGCGTCCGCCGCCATATCAGAATACGAAGATCCAATTATAAGAGCAAACCACCCAAACTATATTTCTGTTAGACAAAATTTACTAGACATCGGTAAATTTTATGACTCGACAAATCATTCAGCCTTTATAAACCATGCCCCAAGTTGGGTTATTGAATCTCACGAAGATACGGAAAACAACAATCTTAGTATTATTTCTCATATTGTAGGATCGTATTTTGATAATATTCATTTATTAACAAAGGCGTTTCCAACGTTTAAGCAGGTAAGTTATGTAGGGGAATCAGAAACCCCAATACCGTTTGCTAATCACCTCCCACAATCTTTGGGTTTATACGTACCTGATATCTTTGTAGATGCGACAGTTCAAGAACACCTGTTAAACAGAAACGATACAAGAATATTTGAAAATGATTTGTTCCAGACTAAAAACTTAATTTATCAAAATTTATACAATAATCTTGCTAATATTTATAAAGCCAAAGGAACGGAAAATGCGTTTAAGAATGTTCTTAGGTGTTTTAATATCGACGATGATCTTGTACAATTGAAGATCTATTCTGATAATAACATTTATGAGATTAAAAACAATTTAAGACAAATAGTTTCGGTTAATAAATCTGCAAATTTCAACATCGGATCCCAAATCAGTGCAGTTGTTTACCAAAGAAAAGATTCAACTAATCAAGATTCAAGAGGATTCATATCAGGCTCAGCCACCGACGCGGGTGATCCCGGCGCGTACGAAAAATATTACGGATTTACAGCAGAAGCAGATATCATCTTTCCTAAGTTTTTCAATACTAAAGATCGAGTCAACAGATCCTTCATAGATGTTTCGTTATTCGGTGCTGTACAGTTAAGGCACCCGAACAACGCGGCTCACCAAAATGGAACGAATACCTCCACATCGGTCACCAGCAGTTTAGCAAATTTCCAAGTATCCGCCGTCCGAGAAGAACCAAAATCTAAAAATGTATATTTTAAATTACAATCATCGGGTTCTGTTCACCCATTCCCAGTTTTAACAAGTAGTTACT